GTATCAGGAAGATTACGCTGCATTACTAAGTAGTCTTGGACCGTACGGTGGACAGTTTCAAGATGAATTACAGGAATTAACTAAAACTTTAGATGGTGCTAAACTAGAGCAAGCTAAAACAGCATTTTTAACTAAGCTACAATCTACCAGTGGCATAATAGATAAGCAAGATGCTAGTGGTAGAAACACCGATATATTTAAAGCACTTACTGAGTTATTGAGAGTTGGTAGAAATGCTGATGGTACCGCAAAGGTACAGGGTAAGTGGTTTGAAGAGTTAGTAAAAGTTAATAATCAGTTAACTAATGGAATGACTGGGGTTAGTAGCGTTAATGTTTACGATAGTGTAACGGAAGATGCTGTAAAAAATCTACTAGCAGCACAAGTTGGGTTTGTAACTGATATTAAAAATAGTTTTTCACAAGTTCACGCTGATATATTAAATGAGGCGGTAGCCGCCACTGCATCACAGCTTGGAAGAGATCATGTTAGTGTATTAACTGCAGTTGAAAACTATGCGGCGCAATCTATTAGTGCATTTGAAGCTAATGGTGCAAGAGTACTATCAGAGGCTGCTAAAACTTTTGCTGATGGGTCAGAAGTAGAGTTACAAAACACTGTTGTTGCATTAGTGCGTGAAGCGCTAGTTGGCTCTAATAATCAAGCAGATGAGCTAAAGTCGTATGAGCAATTAAAATATATTGGTGATTATAATCAGTATATGGCTCAATTAACTGAAAAGTTGTTAAGCACTAATCAAATATTAGGCAAAGAAGACACCAAGCTATTACAAAATCTAATCAAAAGTGGAAAAGATTCAGGCATTACTGATTCCGCAATGCTTGACGCTTTGGCAGATATTCAAGCTAAAGTAGCCACCGGTATTGATGTTAAAGTTGCTGATTCTGTAACGAATAAGTTAACAGAATCACAAGCGCAGCTATCGGATGCATTTTCCCGAACTGCGGTAGATTTAGAGGGCTACAACAAAGGTCAAGGTAAAGCACTAGCAACCCTGCGTAGTAGTAATACAGCTACTGGTAAAATGCTTGCCGAGCTAGCTGCTATTAAACGCAACAATGGATCAATATCAGGTGGGGATGTTCGTGGTGCGGTAGAAACAGCAGGTGGTGGCGACGCTATTGCAAAAGAAGTGCTTGGTGCTGTTGGTACTATGGTAAAAGCGGTATACGTTTTTGCAAAAGATGTTAGTAAGTTTACATCTACAGAATACGATGCGTTTGTAAGCAACAACATACAGCTAGATCGTACCGCTACCGGATCAACTAACGCAACTAAACTAGACCTCGGTGAAGCTGATTTCATGAAGGTGTTTAGCGATTATAAAACCGCGTGGGTGAATGAAGGTGTTGGAGCTATAACGCAACAAATGCAAGCAACTCATGATCAATATGAGCGCGTGTACGGTACCGATCCACAGGTTATAGCAAAAAATCAGTTAGCATTTAAGCAATTATCACAAATAACTGGATTAACTACTGATCAGATTGCTGATATGCAACATAGCATGAAGCAAATGTCAACGGTTGTTGGATTAAGTACTCAAGAAATGACAGATATGACTATGAACATATCTAAAGATGCAGCATTTAGAAGCACATTACAAAAAATGAATTCTGCAGATCGTGCCGCAAGAGTAATGCAAATTCAAAAACAAGTAGAGTTTGCAGCTGCATTAGGTATGTCAAAAGAAGCTACTGAAGAGTTTGCTAAAGCGGTGCTTACAGTTGGTGAAGGGCTTTCACCAGAGGAGATTTTAGGTGATGTTGGCGGTATAACTAATTTTGTGGCTACACTAACCCAAGCTGGTCAGCAAGTAGGTGTATCAGCAATTGACTACGGGTTGTCTGCTGACAAAATGAATGCATACAACGATGCATTAATGATTAATGCTAGTGCACGTACCGAAGAGCAAAATAAATTAGTAGCTGAAACTGGAACACAAATTGCAAAGTTTAAGAATGATATTGAACAAGCGCAAAATGAACAAATTAAGGGCCTAGCTACACCTGAAGAGAAAAAAACCGCATCTCAGCAATTTGCAGGTATTAATACTGTTGCAAAGATGAGTGAAGCAAAACTATCAGATGCACTAAAAAAGACAATTGAAGTTCCAGCAAGTCAACAATTAGAACAAGAATCTGCACTTAATCGTATGAAAAATGGTGCAAGTATAGAAGAGGTCAAAGCACAGGGTGAAGCGCTACAAAAAGCACAAGAGCCTGCATATCTTGAAGCTGAAAAAACTCTAGCTGATACGTTAAATCACATTTCAGCGCTATTTGATGGGTTAGCTGGCGCTGTTGCAACCGCAGTAGCGGCATTAGTGTTAGGTGGTGGTGCGTTACAAAAAGGTGTTGGGTTAGCTAGAGCAGCCGGAACTGCAGCAACTGCGATAGAAGGTGCGGGTATGTTAACTATGGCGGGTGAAGCTATTGCCGGTATAGGTACTATGGTTGCTGGAGCAGTGTCATCACCGGTAGTGCTTGGTGCACTTGGAGCTGCAGCGGTAGGTTATGCTGGATACGAGGCTTATAAGTACTTTTCAGATGATGATAAATCTGAAGGTACTGCAAAACCAGCTGCTGATGCTAATAAACAAACTGCGGTTCAAATTACACCTGAAGAACCTAAAAAACTACCATCGACTCAAATTACAGAATCATTAAGTAATGAAATATCAGCTACAATTGCTGATGTTGGTAAACAATTACTAACATTCCTTGGTAGCGTTCCAGGTGATGTTACAAATACAGCTGCTTCAAATGCAGCGTTACTAGAGGTGATGAGCAACTGGGTTAAATCACAATCTAACCTAACTCCAGTGCCCGTTATAACACCGCAACCAAACGTTACACGGTAGGTTGTTGACCTTGTTGTGCAGGTTGTTGTTCTGGTTGTGTTTGCTGTGCAGGTTGAGCAGCTCCACGAGCAGTTGCTTGCTTATTAATCATAGCTAATTGCTGCTGTAATCTACGAATCTGATCATCATATAATTTACTTGCACGAGCTTTTTGTACAGATATTGCAGCAATTTTGGTTTGAATTGCATTTACATTAGCTGTAATATCTTCATTCATAACATCGTTAAAATCCATAACACCTTCATATGTTGGAGTATTAGTTACTTCATTACGGTATTTCGCTAATTTAGCCAATCTATCCGCTTCTTTCTTTTCTTCAGCTTGCTTCTTAAAGTGCTCTTCAGCACGAAGCATATCTTCTTCATTTTTAACTTTAGTGTTAGTTAATTGAATAGTTAACTTTGCTTGCTCAGCTTCAGCTTGAGCTGTCTTTGCTTTTGCTTCAGCCGTTTTTGAATCAGCATCCGCTTTTAACATATCAATAACTTTAAGTAGTATGCTTGAATCATCTACAGCAGGTGCCGCTGGTGGTAGCTCAGCAGGTAGTTCACCCTCTGCTCCCTCTGGTGGAACATCACCCTCAGGTTTATCACCATCTTTTTTGGTATCAAGCACATTATCAACTTCTTCATCTTCTGGTAGCTTTGGCCACTCAACATATAAGATATCAAAAGAGTTTCTTAAGTTAAATAAAATTTCGTTAACATCAACGTGATCTTCATCTTGTAATATCTTACTTAACGCCTGTTTAAACTCACCATCTTGCTCTTTGCTAACATATACTTTTGTAATATTACCATCAGCATCTTCTATACCATACGCTACAGAATCTTGTTTAAGCTCATTTGCTTTTTCTGCACCTTGTAATTTTGACACTACATCAACACTACTAAAATCATTAACTTTTTTATCTTCTGTCAACTTGTACTTTTTCTTACGCTTACGTGTTATTGGTTTTGAAAACATTGGCGCACGAAATCCAGCGATATCTCCACCAGAGATCGCAGCGTCACCGCTTTCATTTAAATAATCTGTCAGTCTCATTATGCTATACACTCCGGAGATACAACTAATAAATATGATTATATTTATAAAACTAAGAGATAGCTATGACCACCTTGATTTTATCGGAAAATAACATACCACAAGAAACAGCTAAATTACTAGAAACATTTAGCACTACCTGGCCATTTACTCAATCTGTTACATGTGAAGATGCAACTCTGTTATACACGCATTGCCCATCATTAGATGATATCTCAAATAATATTCCAGTGTTTCATATCTATGAATATCAAGGGCAATATGTTTGTGGTGTCTCTAATTTTATAGGTAATGCATATACCCTTAGTAAAACAATAATATTAGAGTCGACGATTGGGCAGCACGTTGATATAACTATTATGGGATTAAATAACAATCAACCAATTAAAAGTAAAGTTGATACCGGTGCTGCATGCTGCAGCTTAAATGCAAAAAACATTAAATTAACTGATAGTACGGTTGAGTTTGAATACGGTAATTCAAAATACAAATTTAATTTATCTGGGCATCAACAAATTGAAACCGCAGATAATGGTGTTGAAGAACGTCCAGTAATAACAGTTACTTGCAAATTAGGTAATGAAGTTATTAAAAATGTTCAAGTTAATCTTAACGATCGTACTGGATTAGATGACTTCTTAGCTGGTGTAAATTTGTTAAAACATACTAATAGCACAATCGACCCTAAACTTGAAGGCTTAATATCACAGTGCTTAGCCCTCCTATCATCTTAATAGACGGTTTTATACCACCACTAAAATGTCAATCTGATAATGTGTTGGAATTCACCACTCATAAAGCTAATAGCGTGATTGCTGTTGTTGAAAAGTATTATAATGTCAAAATAGCTGAATTAGTACCTGCAAATTTTGGTGATGTAATCGTACGGCCAATTTGTGATAATAGTGTATATTTTAATAGAAAATGGACCCGTATAAACAAATACGATTTTACTGGATACATACCTATCAGCACATACAATAATACAACACCATTTGATATATCTACTGATGTGTATGGTGGCGAATTAATATTTAAGACATTTAAATTTAAACATGCACCAAATATGGGTGAGCTACTAATATTTCCTAGCGCACCAAATTTTATTCATTATCATGATACTGTAAAGATTGGTAACTTACAGTATATTAAATTTTATATGGTATGCGATACACCATACGTGTACGATTATCGAAAATTTAACAATATTTGTAGTAAATGGTAAGCTACACTAATTAATAAGGGTAAGTAATGTACGGTCCAAATCAAAACGTAAATCCATATACAGTGGTATCTACTGGGTTAATAGTAGATACTAACGACCCGCAAGGTCGAGGTAGAATAAAAGTATATTGTCAAGCATACGGAGACTTACCAGGTACGCCATACGAAAACTTACCGTGGTGCAACTATATTACTCCATTTGGTGGAATGATATCTACAAATATTAATAGAGGTCCAGATGATTCTGTAACGGAAGGATCTACATCGTATGGCATGTGGGCACTACCAAAAGTCGGTTCTGAAGCTGTTATTATGTGCTTAAATGGTGATCCAACTAGCAGAGTCTTCTTTGGATGTATGCCTCCTAGATTCATGGAACATACTATGCCTCATGGTAGACATATTAAAGATAAAGATGGTAAATATTCTGGCCCACTATCATCTACCGAAAAACCTATTCAACCATTATCAACTAACATAACAAAAGCGTTTGGCACAGATACTAAACGTCCTGAATACGTATCCCGTGTTACAGATCCAGGGGTAACTGGATTAAGTGATCAATATATAAAAAACAAGTATACAGAATCACAAGTTGCTGATACCACGTCTGGATATAAACGATCTAGAATTAATCCAGATCGTAAATTTACTGCCAATGGTGACAACTACGATAGTCAGATATATTCAATGACTACACCAGGATTTCACTCATGGTCAATGGATGATAGCGCTGATAATTGTAGAATACGTATTAGATCTTCTTGTGGACATAATATTATAATTGATGATACTAATGAAAGAATATACATTAACACAGCTGAAGGTAATAACTGGATTGAACTTGATCAAGATGGATCTATTGATATCTACGCTAGTCAATCAATATCTATTAATTCTGATGCAGATATTAATTTAAATGCAAAGCAGTCTATCAGAATGCACGCAGAAGATATACACATGAATGCTAATCATGATATCGTACTATCATCTAATCATGTCATCAGTAACAGTAGCGACGTTATAACCTCTACTGCAAAAACAAATTATTATGTACGTTCACAAAAAACTAACTTACGTAGCACTAAAGAAATTAACACTACTAGCGATAAGATAACTACTATTGCAAAATCAAACTGCTACATTCAAGGTAAGGTGCTTAACCTTAAAGGTACTACAGCGTTAAAAGCTGAAGGTAAACGTACAACAGTTACCGGTACAAATAATCTAGTATTAAGTGGCAATACACTTGATGCGGTTACAACTAAATTTAACATTACTAATAAATCATCACTAACTATTAGAAGTGGTTCAATAATACTAGGTAGTGCCGCTATTAGTGCAACCAGTGGTATAGTAGCACCACAAGCTGTAGCAAGTAAGACTAAAGCAGCTCTAGGTGTTGCAGGCTCAGTTGGTTCAACTGGTGCAGACGTTACACCGGTATTAGTCGATGGAGTTTTAGTTGATCCAACTGTAACACCAGTTTCAAGTGATACGTCAGGTGATAGTGCTGCTTCTAACCTAACATCTGCACAACTAGCTCAGGTATTGGGATCTATTTCAAGTGATAGTATTAGCGACACTATGGCAAATATGCCTAGTGAAGATCTTGGTCGTGCGTTATCAGAAATGTCAGATGAGGTTGTTAGTAATCTGCTTAGTAGTGTTGGTGCAGATATGTTTGGGCAAGTATCATCAAATATACCAGCTGATATGCTACCTGGTATTCTAGATAAGATTAGTGGAGCTGCAGCTGGCGGTATAATGCAATCATTACCACCAGAAGACTTAGATGGTATTTTATCTCAATTACCGTCACCTCAATTAGGTAATATATTATCAAAAATTCCATCGGATCAAATTAACGATGTGGTAGATAATATACCAGATACTAACATATTAAACGATATGCAAAGTGCTAAATTAGGTGACATGTTATCAAATATGCAGTCAGATAAATTAGCAGCATTATTAGAAAAAATAGATCCTAATACGGTATGTAATTTACATCCTGCGCTCGCAGGCGAGTTAATTGCACGTGCAAATACAGAAAAATCTACTGTAGATGCAAACGGGGTTGCAGTAGATCAAAACACTGTTACTCCTGATAACGCGCTTAAGTATCCTAATTTTGGTAGAATTTTAGCAACTAGATCACCAGACGAGATTAATAGTGTACTAGCTAATATGGAGCCATCTGCATTAGGCGAAGCAATGTCGTATATACCGACCGACAAATTAACCGTAGATAGCACCGGGGTTCAACGATTTGATACATCGAAAATTATTCCCGGTAATTTTCAAAGCACCTTTTCAAATAGCATGACTGGTGCAGATATTGGCGCAAAAATTGCTGATTTACCACCTGAAGATGTCAATAATCTTATGGAGCAAATGTCACCAGATCAACGCGGTCAACTGCTAACCATGGTGCCAGATACCGGTGTTGTACTACCACAAGTATCTAAATTTTTAACAAGTTTAAGTGACAAGGATAAAGTTGCAGTATTTACATCTGCTGCAAGTATGGATGCAACTGAAGCGCTAAATAGTATGACAAATGATGAAGTTACGCAAATGAGTGCGGTGCTTCCAACGTTAAGTGGTCCTGATGCAACTGGAGTATTATCCGACTTTAATGATAAAGACGTAACATCACTACTAAATGGTATGGAGCCAGATGATGTTGGTAGTATGTTAAAAGATATACCAATTAATGATTTTACTGATTTAATTAATCGTGCACCACTTGCTGATTTAATTGATGTATTCTCAAATATGTCACCTGAATTATTGGGAGCTGATCTTGCACGTATCCCAGATGAGGAGCTTAATAACTTCTTAATGAGCATGCCAAACGAAACAATGATGAGTTTGTTGGATAAAATACCTGATCAAGATAGGGCAGCGATATTAACAAAAATGAATGGACCTAGAGCTGCATCATCATCAGCTGCATTAATAGCCGCATATCCATTGAGAATACCAAAACACGAACCATGGATTAGGTCAGATAATAAATCTAATACTGACATGACTCAGAAATATACAAATAATGAGGCTGAAATTGGACGGACTCATAAAACTAGAAATAAGTATTGGAGTAGGTAATGGCACAACGGCAAACAGTTAACACTCTGGGTATCGATCTTTCATCGCTTATAGCGACACCAACAGTAAAAGGTACTAATACCAAATCAACTAGTATATTGAATGGTACTAATAACCTTAACTATAACGGTACACTATATAGAGGCTTTTCTACTATCGATTTTAATTCAGGTACAATTAAAAAAGGTGTGTTTCCAGCTACTAATACGCAAGGACTAACATCGCCTATACCAGCAAATTATAATATTGAAAATCCCGGGAATAATACATTTACCCTTACTGATGTTAGTCTAGTTGAACGGAATATACTAAATCATATTAATACAATAAAAGGTAGTCGAGTAATGATGCCTGGATTTGGATCAATTATTCCTGAATTGTTATTTGAGCCGTTAGATGATGAAGTAGTGATTCAGGTTGAAGATGAACTTAAAACAATTATTGCGTATGATCCACGCGTTCAATTATTAAAAATTAAGTCAACTAAAATACCAAATACTAACACGTTAAATGTTGCAATGATGTTAATGTACATTGAATTAAATGTTACTAAAAATATGGACTTTAATTTAGAATTCAGTGCATAAATAATCAATTATACCTTAGAGTTTACAGCAATGAAATTATACGAAATCGCAGTTCCAGATGTAGATATTGCTAAATTAAAGCAGTTATGTGCTCCTTATATTGAAGTATTAAAGCATACTGACGGTGCTCCATTATTTCGTGGATATAAAGGTAGTAGATTTACCAACGTTGAAGGTTTTAATGTAATAGAACCTAACTTAAATAGAGTTCCGGTTGATACCCCTCGAGTGCTACACGATGCACTAAATCAATCGTTTAAGCGTGCTTTTGGTTTTCCATATCGCAATGGAGTTTTTGCTTCTAGCAGTTATGATGATGCACGTTATTACGGGCCGGTTTATGCAGTGTTTCCAATTGGCGAATTGCACTATATTTGGAGCAAACAAATTAGTGATTTATATGTTCAATTGGATAAAACCTTTGACTTTGAGACACTTGAAAGCTCTAAACAATCATTAATAAATGCTGTTGCTAGCATAGCTGATGCGTATCAAAATAATGAATTGGATAAAGCTATACAAACAGGTCATGAAGTTATGCTTAACAATAAGTGTATTATGATTCAAAATTATGGTATGATTAAAGATGCGGTGATGTCGTGAGATTACATGAAGTTATAGATGCAACTGATTTATCACATATTGTTGAAACTATTAGACAGCATTGTGGACCGTATATTGAAATACTAAAGCAAAATAACGGTGATTGCTTGTTTAGAGGTAGTAATAGCGGTAAAGCCTATCCAGGTCATATTAACTTAATTAAACCTAGATTAGATAGAACTCCATTAGATACGCCTAGATTAATACATAAGTTTTTAAATCAAGAGTTTCAAACAAAATTTCATTTTCCGTTCCGTAATGGAATATTTGCCACAGGTAATCAACCACGTGCAGCTGGATATGGTTCCGTCAGCGTAGTGTTTCCAGTAGGTGAATTAAATTTCATCTGGAGCCCTAAGATAGAAGATCTGTTTGCTGTTGTTGACACTACAATTGCTAACTTGGGAGATGGTACAGCGTTTGATTCAGATGAGGATCGTTTAGATAATACTTTACCTGTTAGTGACTACAACAATAAGCTGCTGCTTGATAAACTCAATCAATATATTAATACCTATACAAATAAAGATTTACTTGCAGCTACTGCCAGTGATCACGAAATAATGTTTGCAAATGATTGCTATATGGTTAGTATCTATGATTATGGAAAAGTAGTTCAGGAGTTAACAAAATGAAACTAAATGAAATTCTTAATAATGATAATCATAGCATCGATGAAATTGTAGCAATATTAAAACGTGATTGTGCTCCAATTATTGCGGAGTATAATAACGTTGGGGTGCCATTATCTCGAGGAATACAAGATAGCAATATACCACCAATGACCGTTATTCATCCATCACTAGATAGTAGAAGTCCTAAAGATACTAATATAACGGTTCATAATTATATTAACAATTACTTTACTAAGCATGCTGGGTTACCATTCCGTAATGCGATCTTTGCAACCTCTGATTGGGAAGTTGCAGAAGTTTATGGTGAAGCATATGTGTTGTTTCCTATTGGACCATTAAAGTACTTGTGGAGCCCTCAAGTAGGTGATTTGTACGATACAGTGTCAAAGCTCGAATCTAGTAAAGATGCAGATCCAGCAAAAAAATATGATCAACAATTCTATCAAAAATTAGATCAATATCTTTCAACATATATATCTAAGAACCTCCACGCAGCATTAGAAGATGGTAGTGAAGTTATGATCGCTAATAACTGTTACGTGGTCACAATGGACTTATGGTTTGATCATTTAGAAGAGGCACTCTCATGAAATTATATGACATATTATCAGAAGGAATCTACGACAAAGGTATTTTTAAGTGCTTATTCCTAGGTGGTATTCCTGCTAGTGGAAAAAGCACAATCGTGAAAGATATTATTCAAGAACTAACTGTATCACATAGCATTAAACCACGTGTATTAGATTACGATAAATTTTATGAATACTTGAGCAAGAAGCATGATGTACCTATTAGTACAAGCGCTGAAGTTGAAGCTCCAGGAGCAGTATCAATTCAAAATAGAACTAAAGAGTTAATGTCATCACAACTTGAGTTATACCTAACCAGTATGCTACCAGTTATTATTGACACTACTGCATCTAATGTTCATAGTACCATCGTACGTATGCGTAGACTACGCCAATACGGTTATGATGTAATGATGTTATATAAAGAATCTGAATTAGAGCGATCATTAACTCGGGCTGAATCACGTAGACGTTTTGTGCCACCAGAGTATATTAAAGATACGCACGAATCAAAACCTAGAACGATTGAAAAGATGCAAAAAGTGTTTAATAATGCACACTATCCGTTGCAAATACTAGGTGTAGATGAGGAGGTGGCGACTGTAATGCCTGCTATAGTACAATTCTTTACTAGTCCAATACGTAATCCTATTGGCTTGCAGCAGGTTGATAGTCTAAAATCTGCAGAACGTAAATATATTATACGTGGGCAGACTCCTCCAGTTGATTGGTATGGAAAATATTAATGAATTTTTCCAAATTGATGTTCAAATGATGCTTCGTCGTATAGCACAGATTGAATAGTACCAGATCCAGTAGGCCATACAACTACGTATTCACCTAACGCAGCCTCTTCTTCACCTACATATAATGATTTTGAACCATCATATATAAGAGTGTTTTCTAAATTAAATTGAGCCGTCATATCATAAATGGCTTGATAGTTATTACCATTCCATTTTACAGCAGTTACCGTGTGCTTAAAAGCGTATTGCATACATAGCTCCATAAATCTAAAGTGTATATTATATATTTATTCCATATAACATGCACGTATAACTTGATTTATAATTGCAGGTGTACTATAATATTATTTTTTTTTATCGTGGTGATTATTATGGACACAAATCAAAAAGTAGAGTGGTTGCAAATAGAATTCCCTAAGTTGTGGAGTGATATGGAGAACAGTAATCACCATTTTAATGCAACTACATTAAACCCATATCACCTAGAGGGTCGTGTGAGTACTCATACACTGATGGTGGCTAAAATAGCTGAATTATATAATGAAGATGATATTGTACAATGGGCTGCATTGCTACATGATATCGGCAAACCATCAGCTCGTATCGAGATTCCAGAAAAAACACGTGCTAGATTTGTACAACATGAATCGATTAGCATGTTTTTAGCGATTGATATATTAAATAGAACAGATATGTCAACAGAAGATAAAATAATGACTCTGCGTACTATAGCTGGTCACAGTTTACTATTTGATTTAGTATTAATTGAAGATAATGACCTCGTGCTAGATGAAAAAGCTCTTACTATCTTTGAAGGTGAACGTACGTTTTTATCGTATGTTAGTCGAATTACTCGATGCGACACACTCGGTAGATTTGCAAAAGGTGCTGATGCTCGAACTAAATTAGGTGAATTAATAGTTAACCGCACACAAACAATTGTTGATCGGTTAGTTGATAAACCTGATATTAATATTACTAAAAATAGATTAACTATACTATGTGGTCTACCTGGTAGCGGTAAATCTTCATACATTGAAACGTTACCTGCAGATACAATTGTTATCTCCAGAGATAACGTGCTTGAAGCTATTGCAGCTCGTATGAACATTACATACAATGAAGCGTTTCACTTACAAGCTAATGATAAGCAAGTTAAAACCGCTATCGATGATGAAATTGCTAGAGTAGTTCAGTCCGCTAAATCAACTAATGCAAACGTGGTTGTCGATATGACTAATTTGAGCAAAAAATCAAGACGTCGTTGGATTGGTCAGTTTGGTAAACATTATAGAGTTGAGTGCATACTATTTTTAACTGGTATGTCAGAACTTGCACGGCGCAATGAAATTAGAAGTCAAGCTGGTAAATCTATAAGTGATGATGTATACTTACATATGATGAAATCGTTTACACTACCTATGTATAATGAAGGAATATCTCGCATTGAATATAGGTTATTTGAAGGGAATACAAATGCAACAACACATTGACGGTATTAATAATCTAACTAATTTATATGATGAATCGCTGAGAGCTAGAGCACTGCAATGGCTTGACCGGTATACAGACGCATCTATCACACGTATCTGTACTACTGAGGACGGGTGCATCTGTATTGAATATAACTTAGATGATTTATACCATCAATGTGTCGTATTTGAGACAAAAAGACTTATCATGTGGAACACGGTAGGTAACGTTCGTAAGAATTATCGCAGAGTACAATATTTAACTTGACTTAACACTATAATTGTACTATAATATTATTTTAAAGCAATCAATTAAATCAAAAGGTGCATAAATGACTTTTCCAATTATTAATAATATCAACGACTTACTACCACATATCAGCGATAAGTCTGAAATTAACGTAGTTACACATGAAAATGGTTGTACAGTAATTAGCTATATGTTTCAAGATCGAGATACATTTGCCGGTGAAAACGCAGAGTGGGCTCGTGAATGTAGAGGTATCACATTTGACGCAGAAGGTAATGTTGCATCGAGAACATTTCATAAATTCTTTAATGTAAACGAGCGTCCTGAAACAAAAGAAGAAGTTATTGACTGGAATGATATTCAATCAACTTATGATAAGCGTGATGGGTCAATGATTTCACCTGTACGCATTAATGATAAGATTGTTTTTAAAACTAAAAAGAGTTTTGATAATGAAATTAGTCAGAACGTAAACGCTATATTTAATGATGAGTCTCCTGAATATCGATTAAGTGAGTATCTATTAACTCAAGAAATTAAAGCTACTCCAATTTTTGAATATACCGCACCTAGTAATCGTATTGTATTAAAATACGATGAAGTAAAGCTAACATTATTAGCTGTACGTGAGAATATTACTGGTATGTATTGGACTTATAGTGAGCTTCTTGAGCTATGTAATAAATTATTTCGTACTATCAACCTAGTAGATAGATTTTCAGTTGATACTAATGATGTAAATTGGCTAGGAAAATTAAAAGATGTACTAGCCTCAGCTGAAAATTTTGAAGGCTATGTTTTTGAAACAAGTACAGGTGAGCGATATAAATGGAAATGTGCTTGGTACGACTTACTACATCATAACTGCACATTTACAACTGAACGTAATATCGCGGAAATGGTTGCAGATGAAAAAGTAGACGATTTTAAAGCTTATTGTGTCAGCATTGGTGATACAGAACTGTTTAATAAAGTAGAAGCTATTGAAACCCGCGCGGTTAACTTATTACGAGATCTTACACTTGCAGTTGATGCTACAGTAGTAATTGATAGTGGGCTAGAAGTTAAAGATTTTTGCTTAAAGCATAAAGATAATCCATTGTTTCATTTAATGATTGCTGCATTTAGGCATAAAGAAGTTAACTATATTGATTACTTTAAAAAGTACGTACTAAATATTGAATTTAGTGCAGACACCATTTGATTTTTATGTTAAAATATACTACAATAGTATTTTAAATCAATTATAAAGAGGTTTAGAATGCTTTGTAGTATATGCGGAGATGATACCGCGGTATCGTTTGAAGATCTAGAGATTTTTGAACATAGAGGTGTAGTTAAAGAGCTACCGTCGTATTTTAGTGAGTGCGATCAATGCGGTTTATTTGCTACACAGTTACAAATAAACAAAAATGCTGCAATTACTCGTAAGTTTCATGAAGATGTAAATAAAATGTTCTTACGTTATGCAAACGTTATTTTTTAAATGGTGAATACTATGGTAGTTAACGACCAAAACTTAAATAGTAAAATTAGTAGATCTGCTATGATATCAGAACTAGAACTTAAACAAATTATGTCCGATCGCAGTATGTGTCACGCAGAAAGCGTTGCACGTGACACCCCATCTAAAAGTACTGCTCGTATGCAACAAGCGTTAGACTTTAAGTTTGATGAAATCTTTAGGAACAGTAAATGAATATTATAGTTGAAACATTGTTCGGTAGTCACTTGTACGATTTAGACACACCTAACTCCGATAAGGATTATAAGGGTGTAATTTTACCTACTGCTAGTGAAATTTTATTAGGTAAAGCAAGCTATCACGTCGACAAGAGCACCAGCAATCATTCTGGTAAAAATACTAAAGATGATATTGATCGTACATTTTACTCATTAAGTTACTTTATTGATCTTGCGTGTAAAGGTGAAACGGTTGCACTTGATATGTTGCATGGTGGTGTAGATAAACGTATTGTCACCAGTGATATCTGGGATTTTCTTGTGAGTAATCGCCATCGATTTTATACAAAATCAATGAAGTCATATATTGGATACGTACGTAAACAAGCAGCTAAATATGGCATTAAAGGCTCACGGATTGGTGAGTTAGAAAAACTCATTGACTACCTTAAAAACCACGACGCTAACTTAGTTGTTGAAGATATGTACTTTCCAATAAATGACTTTGGAAAGTGGATCGACTACAAAGGTAACAGATACTATGAATTTGCTGGTAGTAAGTTTCAAGACAATCTAAAAATTAAGTATATGCTAGATACGCTTGAAAAAATTTATGCAAATTATGGAGAGCGTGCTAAATTAGCAAAAGAAAATCTTGGAGTTGATTGGAAAGCTGTGTCGCACTGCTTACGTGCCGGATATCAAGCTCGAGACATCTTTACTAAAGGTTACTTTGAATATCCACTAGATGAAACAGATTTTCTGATAAAGGTTAAAGCTGGTGAGCTAGATTTCTTGACGGAGGTCGAACCAGAAATTGAACGAATCACTAAAGAAACATTAGCGTTATCAGATGAATCTACGCTACCGCAAGACGTAGATCGCGAATTTTGGAATACAGTTATTGAGACTATACATCTTGATATTGTAAAAAAGACATTGTAATGAATTGGAGACATTTTGATATGGGTATGTTTGACACTACAACGCTGCACTGCCCTAAATGTGGTACAGGTAACCAGATACAATCTAAAGGTGGTGATTGCGTACTTGCTGAATACGAACGCTTTGAACAGACACCCATTGATGTACTGGCTGGCCTATTAGAGGCTAATAAGGTAATTACATGTACACATTGTGATACACCTTACCGTGTAAAAGCTCAATTTAATGTTACAGCTACTAACATTGTGTCTGAATTAATTACTTGGATAGAAGAAACAGATAGTAGATTAGCTAATAAGCTTGCACCTACAGTTATTGATGATGCATATACTTTTGTACAAACATACTCATTATTTTCAATACCGTTAATGGCATCTATTGATGGTAATATTACGCTTATATGGAAACTAGCAGATAGTGATAAATTATCTGTTACCTTTACTGGTAACCAGCAATACAATGTGCAGCTCGTTGTTAATAATGAGTTACTGGATGATACATTGAACATAGATCAAACATTGCCGTCTTATGTTATGATACAGCTACCATGGATTAATCATTTTTCAATTCGCGATAATGATGTAGTAAGCCATATAGGTACCGCGTTTGCCAATAATCGAATAGCATCAGTTAACTTTCATCATACCCATGTAGTACTTAAAGATCTTGCTGATAAGCTAAGTGAAATTTATTCGGTATGGGATGAAAAATATATTTCATCCCATTTGTATTTTATTAACGCGGCTAGTATGGAATAACTAGCCAGCTTTTGACTTGAATAATTCAAGATTGTGAATAAGCGTATCGTGAACCCATGGAAACTTAACGTTGCGCTTAGCATAATCAAACAAGCTTACTGGGCTATCATTTAACGCAGATTGCTGATACGTGGCAAGATTTGTACGGACATTATTAAAATCTACTACACCGTTAAGCCATACTAACAATAACAATTTAACATCTGTATCGCTACGACCGTGCAAGAATTCATACAATGAGCGATCTGCAGCTTTTGATTCTAACAACCGTTGAAGTTTCTGACATAACTCACCAGATATTGATCTTAAAATAACACTCACTTTTTTAGTTTTATCATCTAATGCTTCTTCCAGAGCATCAATGTTGTAAATGCTCAGTAACTCTGATTTACGTTTCGTAAAATCATTATTGAAAATAGTATCTAGAACAACTAGTTTGTCTTTGTTTAGTAGCAGTACTTGTACTTGCTCACCATCGTGAATTAGTTCATTAGAGTCTGCAAACCCACTATAATTTAAAGCAAGTAGAATTTTAGCCCATTGTTGTTGATATCTTTCAGGACTTAACTCTTTAGCAATGTATTTTGTTAATTGCCAGAACGCTTCAAATGGTTGTTTGTATGCAATGCGCTCAAGTTCTTTATCTAGATTAACTAAATGTGAGTATCTATTTTTTAAAACATTAATATCGTTTTCTAAGTTTCTATATCTATCAGTAGCTAAGATTTCGTGTGGAAATTTTATGATATGAATATATGGGTGGTTGTTTGCATACGGATAATTGTCAAAGTTTTGATTTTGCTCAACATTATACTTAGCCCAAGTTGACTTTAGCGGGTAAGCATATATTCCGGCTGGAGCGTCGGTTGACTTAGTGCTAATCGGTGGCTTACTGTTTTTTGACATACTAATATAAACGGCAGCATCATTCTTATACGGTAGCAACTGCTCATACGCTGATCGTTTTGTTTTAGGTGCTGAAGATTCTTCAGCTTCAAATAATTCATATAATTTCATGGCAACTATTCATTTGTAGTGTAAATCGTATATTTATATCAATCATGTAGCATCTAAATTAGGAGACAACATATGTCGTTAACATCACTTAAAAACGAATTTGCAGAACTTGAACTATCCACCGTAATCTTATTAGATGAATACTTAGCTGCATATGAATTAGCGGTTAAGTATCAAGATCAATCAAAAATATTATATGATAAATATATCCAGACCAAAAACCTTAGAGTTCAGGCTCTGCATAGATTGCAGGATGCATGCGATCACGAGCAAGTAGAAGATCATATCTGCACTATATGTGGTGCAGACATTTAAAACAAATATAGGACAATATTATGTATATGCTAGTAGATAAAGATGATAACAGTATCCCATTTCATAACTACGATGAAGCGATTAATGCTATGTGTTTACATAATGCAATGAATGAAAATAATTTATGGAACATAATTGAGGTAGTTCACGAGGATGAGGTATCATGAATAAACCAAACTTTTATAAATTGCTAAGCTCCTATTTAAAGCTATTAGTAGTCTCGCCCGTGGGTGTTACTGTTAGTGAGTCTGATGTTAAACAAGTAGTAACTAACCGATACTTTGATCAGTTTGTTGAGTTCTTAATAGCTCAATGTGGTGAAATTGGATATAATGTTATCGTTAACGAGAAACAATACCATATAATTAGGGCAGAATAATGAAAATATATACCGGTAACTGGTCAAAGCATAGACCATTTTATGACTTTTTTGAAAAGCTTGGTATTTCAAATGAGTTAAACCATCAAATACATAACGGTTTAAAATGGCTTAAACTTATTGAGCGGGACCGTATCAACTATATTAAAGTTGATAAATGGGATACATGGAATGCTGATGATACACTAGCTACTATCATTGCAGCAGTTATGATTAAATTTAAAGATGAAGGTATCAACGGATATCCTCCATCATTTGATACTAAAGATTCAAATGGTTTAGATGAAATTGAAGGCTGGACGTATATAATTGATGAAATTATATACGTGTTTAGTAACTATGCAATGATGTGGGATCATGATGACGACTATATTGCAAATAAAGCACGCTTTGATAACGGAGCGCGCTTATTTGCAAAATATTTTACTCATCTGTGGGATTAACTATGCTTGCGCAAGTGTAGCCCAAACAGGTGTTGTGCCTGCGCTAGTGCAAATCATCATATTCTTTTTTTCAGAATTATAAAATAGCTGCCCCACAACTGGCTTCGTTGGGGCAGATGATGATGCAAAATGTTCCATTAGATGCAATACATTTGTGTTTAATTCCTTACCGTAATCTGGATATTGTCTACCAAAAAACGATAAGCTGGTACTAGTATCGTTACCTGTCTTATCAGCTATACTCGGAATTACAACTGTACCTGCATAATTTTTGACAGCATATGGTGTACTCATGCTTAGCTACCTACATGTTCAAATAATTGTGATTCTTTTTCACGTCGTGCAACTAAACCTTTTAGCACTTTGCCGTTTGATTTATTCCACTTGTGAAACTCTTTAGCTGCAGCCGCATAATCTTTAGCGTTTACTTTTTTAAGTAGTGTTGACGCGTTCAAGTTACCAATACCACAATTATACGCAAAACTGGTTAACGCACCTAATTGATTTTCAGTAAGAGGTACTTGTACCGCTTTTAATACTTTATCTTCAAATGTTTTAAGCACATCTTTAAAAAGTTTATCTGCTTCTTCTTGTGTGATTTTATCAGTCGCGTGGACAGCGCGTCCATCTGCGTAAAAAGTGTTACCCCACCCAATAGTCCAAAACTTTTTTCCAGGTGGTAGTGACTTTGAAGTTGCACATTCATACGCTTCAAGCTCGCAACTTTCATAGAATTTAATTAAATCTATTGATTCTTTGTTTATCATCGTTATGCTCCAGTACAAAACAATATTTATATAACTTAACATCTAGCTATTAAAACCGCTAAATAAGTAAAGTTACACAGGAACCGCTAACGCGCATTCAAATAAATATTATAATTAGTCCGAGCATCAGATAACTCTATGGCCATTACACTTTCAAAAGCAGAATCTTGGGACAAAATCTACCAAGCAAGTAAATTTATTAATTTTGCGTCGTTTGATTTTGCCGCAGTTAAACAATCGTTAATTGAGTATTTTAAACTGTATCATCCAGAATTTAATAACTGGATTGAAACAGACGAATTTGTAATGCAAATTGAAGCATTTGCGTATGTGTGTGAATTGTACTCGTATCGACTAGATATGATTGCAAATGAAAATTTACTATCAACAGCTCAACGCAAAGATTCTATACTTAAATTAGCTAAGTTTATATCGTATAATCAGTCTCGTAATATTGCGGGGACAGGGCTAGTAAAAATTACATCAATTAGCACTACTGAAGATGTATATGACTTTAACGGTAACAATCTAGCCAATAAGAAAATTACATGGAATGATGCTAATAATGCAAATTGGAAATCACAATTTTTTACGGTGATTAGCGCAATTATTAATAGCGATTTTGGTGATGTGGTACCTTCAAACCGAGTTCAAATATACGATCAAATATTTGAATTATATACAATTAAAAATATTCCGCTAACCAACGGTGTAATTAGCTATTCTGCAAAAGTTGCAAATAATAATATTCCGATGGAATTAGTGTCTGCAGAATTGAGTGAAGCTGGTCCATCAGAGCAGCGTCCAAATTCAAATAATAAGTTTAATGTGATATACGGTATAGATGGGCTAGGTGATTCATCTAACTATACTGGATTCTTTATGCTTACTAAACAAGGTAGCTTACAGAAAACTCAGTCAACGTTTGATGGTGTTACTACTCATAGCTCATATACACCAGCATTTGATAACGTAAATAATACAGATGTTTGGGTAAATCAGTTAGTTAATGATTCTGATGTAAATGCAATTAAATGGACTGCGGTTAATACTACTAACGCTCAAAATATTATTTTTAATAGCGACTATAGTAAAACTAAGTATGAAATTGAAACACTAGATAACGATAATATTAAAATATTATTTGGTGATGGTGATTTTGCTGATATTCCAAACGGTAAATTTGATTTCTGGTTTAGGGTATCGGATCCAAATCCATCACCTATTCCTACATCTGCAATTAGTGATCTTACAACTAGTATTGCATATACAGGTAGTGACAATAATACGTATTACACAATTATTAATTACACACTTGTACACCCAATTCAAAACGCAGCACCTAGTGAAGATAAAGACCATATAAAAGTTAATGCTCCATCTGTTTACTATACTCAAAATAGAATGGTAAATGGTCAGGATTATAACTCGTATCTATTGCAAGATCATTCAATACTAAAGTTATCTGCAATCAATAGAACATATGCAGGTCATAGCAAATACACCACGTTTAATGATGCAAGCGGCACGTACGATGTTATTAATCACTTTGGATCTGACTTATCGGTGTATATTAATTATGATGTAGCGACGATTAAGGTGTCTGCTAATACATCAGCTATCGCATTAATATCAAACTATTTACAGCCATTGTTATCTAATGCACAAAATACCTGCTACCGCACACTAAAAAAATTACCAGCTCGTAGATTGTTCACCCCGGCTGAAAAACATAGATTTGTGTTTGAGCAATTAGGTGAGATTTACGATATTACTGATGGTAATCCACCAAATCCAAAATTACCGGCTGACATATATTACATTGAAAATGAGAGCACGTATAAGCCTACAACGACAATTCCCGCTGCGGAAAGTGCCAAGCTTGAGTGGATATTTTCCATTAATAAAGCAAACGGGTTCTGGACTATAAAGTATCGCACCGCTGCGATTGTAACTCATAGCCCAACCACTAAATTTTGGAACAATAATACAACAGATATTATAAACATATTGGATATTAATCCTGGTAGTTCACGCACTGCTGCTAATAGTCCAAAACAAAGCTACGATATTATTTTACCAGTGATAGGTAACCGTACATACGACTCAACTAGCAATACAGGCCTACAAGACTTCAATAGCTTGCTTGTCACAGTGATGGATAAAAATAACGACGGGTTTCCAGACATTGAAGAAGTTACTAAGCTGATTAATAATACTATTGTAACTAATGTTGCAGATACACAATTATATGAAGATAGTAAGTATGGTCGGTTATTTAATAGAGTATTTAACGCACCGTTTGATTCATACAATATTAGTAATCCAACTATTCAATTAGACTATGATTTCTTAACTACTGATGTTACAATTACAGGTAACGTCACTAAAGAGTATGATGTTGATGCTGCGGGAGTTAAAACAACTAACATTACTTGGGCAGAAAGTGCAAACCCTATTGCAAACAGTATCACTATTACTAACCCAGGTCCAAACTCTATAATTACTGTAACTATTAAAGATTTTGTATATCTGTATCGTGCAACATTAGACGATGCGTTTCAACCAGCTCCAGGTAATGAAAGTGTTAAAGCATGGTTAGTTGAAGAACTTGCACTTAACCACATACACTATATTCGTAAACCAGGTAGAAGTAACCTTAACTTCTTATGGCAGCATACACCTACTACTGATACTAGAATCAATCCATCAACATCGAATATTATTGATTGTTTTATTATTACTAATGGGTACTATGAAAGCGTACTATCATGGGTACAAGGTACGTCTAATATTAAACCAGTTAAACCAACTCCATATGAGCTTAGCAACACGTATGGTAAATTAATACAAAATAAAATGATATCGGATGAACTTGTATTGTCATCAGGTGAGTTTAAAATTATATTTGGTAAATACGCATCGCCTGAGCTACAAGCAACTGTAGTAGTGGTTAAGTCTGATACATCTACATTAACTGATAATCAGATTAAAACACAAATAGTTAGTGAAGTATATAACTATTTTGATATTAATTATTGTAACTTTGGTGATACATTTAACTTTACAGCGTTGTCAGCACATCTACATAATCAATTATCTAGTAACGTTAATTCTATAGTAATTAAACCTAAGAATACGCAATTTGGTGGGCTGTTCCAAATTCATGCATTAGAGAATGAGATTATTATTCCTGCTATCACGTTAGACGACATAGAAATTGTATCATACTTAACATCATTAAATATTGGGGCAGCTGCTAACAACGTAAGTAATGTAAATTACGGTACAGCTACAAACGATCTCGCAGATATGGTTGCAAGATATGAAGCAAACTTTACAAATAAACCATCTAGTAATGAAGCGAGTCCTACACAACCTAGAGTAAGAATTTCACCACCATCACCAATTTCATTAATTGATAACCTGGTACCGAGACCAACTACGCCTACAACTCCTTAGTAATACAAGGTTAAATGTAAAATGATTTAAATTCAAACGTATTAAATATTTCCTCATTTGGGTAGCCACGGATGTTAGATACAATCTTACATCCGTTGTACTCAACATCTAACCCATCGTGCGCATGACCGTAAATCCAATACGATACATTGTTGATATATTTCAACAGATCTGCGCAATAACAACCATTAGACTCAAAATCATCCTGATGATGTGGGCTGGCCGTTATAATCGATGGGCTATGATGTGAGACAACAACATTAGTATACTTACTATAGTTTACACTAGCTAAAAATTTAATAAACTTATCATGTTCTTCTAACCATGAATAAGTATTAAATCTATCACCACCCGCTGTAATCTTTCTAAAATCGCTTAAGAATTTATTAGCAGTCATAATAGTGCGGGCATCTAACGCATTAAATGATGTCCATCCAGTACCACCAATAAATTGAATGTCATCTATAACTAAACACTCGTTGTGTAATACATGTAAATTATCAAGCTTATAAAAACTTTTTAATTTTACAATATCACTAAGATCACCATCAAAAAACTCATGGTTACCAGCAACATATATTACGTGGTTAAATCTATCTGCAACTGTATTAAAAAATAACGCAACATGCTTTTCATGTAATTGATTAATTTGAACAATATCACCAGCTAACACTAACACATCACCTGATAAATCAGGATGTACACGATACTCACGATATTCTAAGTGCATATCAGATGCATACGTTATCTTCATTACTACACTCCTGTACTAATTCCAAAATTATTGTCGCAAAATTTACATGTAGCTATTCCATCAACTACAACTAAGTATTCTTGTGGGTGAATACATTCCTGTAACATCTGCGTACGCAATTCATGAATTTCTAACGCGATTGGTATTTTGTGATCTTCAAGTATTAACACTTGATCTGATAATTTATTAATACGTTCCACTAGTACTTGTAAGTTCGTGTACTTTCTATTCCATGCAGTCTTATCTGATTGAACAGCTTGATTAGCAATTATTTTTTTAACGTTCATTATATTTCCTTTATACTCTACTTAGTTCAATAATACATGCAATCAACGTAATCAATGGATTCATACCACTCTTTGATAAGTAATCAGCAATAATAACTATACCGGTTTCATATGCATCAACCTCCGCAAATTTACTACATAAATGCAAGTTTTGATATAATGATACATATATGTCTTCGTAATCTATATCTTTTTGTGCTGCTAGATCCAATCTCAATTGTCGCCAATTATTACCTACAATATAATCAACTACATTAAACTTCTTAACTTCTACCTTAACTAATGTACCGCTACTACTATTAAGCTGCAACGTACCGATAGTTTTTCTAATATCCGGATAACATATATCTACATAATAATCAACTGTATCTAAATCAAACTTGATGTTTTCTTTAATTAATATCTTAACAGCTAACTCTGTAATATCATCTCTATCACTTGGCTTAATTGTAAGCTCAACACAACGCGATTTTAATGCATCGTGTATTAGGTGAGGATAGTTACCAGTTAATATAAACTTAGCGTTATCAGTGTACTGTGGACTAATAATACCACGTAGCACAGCTTGCGCAGATTTTGATAAGTAATCAGCCTCATCTAATAACACCACCTTATATTTTCCAAACGATGCTGTCTCAATGAACGACTTCACTCGATCTCTAATATAATCAACGTTATTATCGTCCGATGCGTTAATACGTAGAAAATCTAATGGATCAATACCGTGATGTTTAACTAATAACTCAGCTAATGTGGTCTTCCCGGTCCCAGGCGACCCCAGTAACATTAAATGCGTTATATCCTCCAACGACATAAGAAACTGTTTAGTTTCTGCATCATTAAATACGTAATCCTCTAATGACGTTGGTGCGTGAGCAATATCCCATGGTAACTTCATGCTGTATATCCTTGTTTTAAAACGACTATTATAGCTGATTTACTATTTGTATACCACATTATATTGACTACGTTTAGGTGATCCATACAATTCATTGCGCCAATATTTTGTCCAATTAGTGGGGCCTAATATAGGAATTAAATATTGATCTAATACCTTAATGCTACTATCAGGTGGTAAATTAAACTTACCAGTTGGTTGATAACCACGGCGTTTTTTACGTCTAATTATCTCCGGAGCAACTACTAACGCTGGTGTCACTTCTTCGTCTTCTTCATCTAGATCTTCTTCTTCATTATCTTCCTCATCTTCATCCTCAAGATCGTCGGAGCTGTCGATAATAATCTCATCATTCTCATCATCAATGAGTTCACTAACATCCAATTCTACATCATCCATAACAACACCTTTATTACTGTTCAATAAATTCACTAAACTTACACTCACCTAACATTTTTTTATAAATCGTTGTTACAAGAGCGTAATTACCTTCTTTACCCTCATCTTTTACTACCTTGCTAGCCTTTGCCCATAATTCATCAGATTTCTCTACTGATATGTTATGCTTCTTTGCCATCTTTTTAATATATGCTGTTGGCATTGTAACTCCTGTTGATTATATTGTTATCTCGTGTGTATCTTTGATCTGCTCAATGACCGTAACTTATTAATACCTTATGTAAGGATAATAATGTCATTTAATGCTGCTAGTATTACGTAAGGTAAAACAGATAAGGTGTGATTTAGATATATTATATAATATCTTTAAGGTAAAATCAACGTACTGGAGTATTAACCCCAGTACATAACACTACGAATCTTTATATCTTATAAATCTACAACTTTTAACTTTACGAACGTGGTTTTTGATGTGTACAATCTTAACTCATCTCCACCAACATAAATCAATTGACCTGGTACTGCTTTACTGTAATCACTTGCTGCGTGGGTGTAAAAATTAGTTAAAATATCTATCACATTTTGTTGTAATGTACCACCATAATCTTCTAGACCATGGCCTATAAATTGAACCATAGTATCTGAGTTTACAGCATTATCTTGCACTATATAATCAGCAGCACCATTGCCTGGTGTTGCCGTCTTTCTTAAACTATATGCCGCCATTATTATTCCCGTATATTGTTGATACAATATATGTATTTACTAATATTCTAACAATGGTATCATACTGGTTAGAAAAATTCATGAACTAAATGTTTATAGTCCTCAGCTGATAAAATTACAGTCTCCTTAGATTGATTATGTAACACTATCGGCTGCATTGAATATACTACCACGTGATCATTTGTTTGAATAATTAAATACTCGTGATGATGCTGATCAAAGTGAATAGCTATCTTTCTATAGTAATTTTCTTGATATTCATCGTTACCTAGTGCAATAGTGCTATACAACATTAGTGCTAATAATATTTTTTTCATGCTTCACTCCAAAAAACTGTAATTATAAACAAACAATCAGATCCACCAACATCAGTGTGTTGCGTTTTATATCCAACTTCGTTGAGTTTAAGTTCAATTAGTCTACACATCTCCACAAACGTATTACTCGATCCAGCTTTATATCCATCTGTATTCAAGTAAAAGTATACTCGACTTAAATTAGGACTAACTGAACATGCATATGTAGTGCTACTTGCAAAATGAAAATTAATTGTCTTTGCACCCATATCGTTAGCATTAATGATAGCCTTGCTCATATCATTAATTGTTTGACTCATAATATTATCAAAAGCTGCAGAACGTATTGTAGACATAACTTCATCTGGTAGCACATTAATCATAGTACGCTTTATTAAATTGCGGAGAAAGTTTACCATAACCTTACCTATTTTAATGATGCTATAGCGCTATCAAACGAATCTTTAATTCGTTCTAACGTATCCGCCTCATCTTTATCGTGCCTAATTTCAATAAATCGAGGTAAAAATAATGAGTGAGGTTTGCTAGTTTTTGATAATAACAACCCGTTAAACTGAATAGCAATAATCTTACCGACTAACTCATCACGCTGCTGAAAGATACTTGCCCGTTCATGATCTTTAAAGCCTGATACATTGACCCACACTAATCCATCACTAGACTTACATCTGATCGCCCCAAATGTTTTTGCATTCTTATTTTTACCTGGAGTAAATTCAACAATCTCTAAATCAGCATCTACTACTAATTTTAACTTTACCTGAAATTTACTAGTTGTGTCCATCCAAACACCATCCGGGTGCTTGATAACTGCACCTTCTAATCCTTTTTCTAACTGCTCAACGTAGAACTCAAATGCTTCACCTACGCTGTATACAAGTTTTGTTTCAATAACCTTAACATATTCAGCACCTGCCAACGAAGTGGTTAATCGTTGATATCGTTCACTGTATGGTACAATACCTTTATTCTTAGGTATAGCATATGCTAAATCGATGTGATCCCAAACCATAAACACAGGCTTCTCGTTCCCTGCAAACACACCACCTTGTGACACACTATTTAAAATTCCATTACCAATCTCACGAGGTAAAATCTCACCATCTCGCTCAACTAATAACTCACCATGAGTTTGTGTATCTGGCGTGAAATGTGATTTAATATCAGCTACTAATTCACCAAAGTGTGATAAGTCCATTGGGTTACCATTACGCGATAAGAACTCTACATCACCAGTTACGTAATAATTTGCATTTTGATACATCCCATCTGCTTTAAGTTGAGCATATACACCAGACTCAAACGGCCATTTAGTAATATCAACCGATTTAAGCACTTCACATCGCATATAAGGAAAATCTGGAATTAAATCCTTCCATACTTTGTTAACAGTACTCACATTAACACCGCATTTTAAATCACCTTCAATAATACGAGTAAGTACTACCGCGTCATCCGCATTTACAGCTGCTAATAAAAACGATAAATGCGATACAGCCATTAACCCAGTAACTTCTCGAGATGAAAACTTAGATAACTGACTAATAGCTTTATCTAATGTAATAACATCATCAGTATTGTTTGGAGTATACGTAGGTATTTTTTTAATATAATATTTTACCAACGGATTTAATGCTGCAACAATTACTTCTTGTAACAATTCATTATCTTTATACGCAGTTAAAATTGCGAGTTTTACGCCGGTTTTTGGGGTTGCGGCTAATGTGTTTAATATAGCAAGAATGCTCATTTAATGTACCTTATCTCTAACGAAAACAATATTATAGCACCTCAAAGTACTAAAATCAACGTATTATTTAGACAAAAAAAAGCCTGTTATTACTAACAGGCTGAAACTAGTTTTGACACTAGAGGGAGGAGAAACTAAGTTGAATTAGCTACATATATTAATAACTAATACTAATATAGGCAACTAATTTATACCGCTACTTTGGCTGCTATAGCAGGGTAATGCTCATAATTATTTAATGTTAAATGCTCATATCGAATATCATCAATATCAGTTAAGTCAGAGCTAATGGTAATAGTTGGTAACTTATATTTGGTATAATCACGTTTAAGTAATTCCATAGTTTGTTCAATATGGTTTTGATATAAATGTACGTCTCCACCCATATAAACTAACTTACCTACTTTTAATCCGGTTAAGTGTGCTATTATATGAGTTAATAATGCATAACTTGCAATATTATATGGAAGACCTAAAAACACGTCATTAGATCTCATATAATATAAGCATGACAACGCGCCATCACGAACATAGAATTGGAATAATAAATGACATGGTGGTAATGCAGCTGTATCAACGGTAGCTGGATCCCAGGCGCTTACAATATGTCGTCTACTTTGAGGGTTGGTCTTAATACTATTAATTACTTTTGCAATTTGATCAACTGATTCAATACCAAATGCACGCCAATGTTTAGGATATGTTTCAGGTAACCAATCACCTACCATCCACTCGTCCCAAATCGTATTGTTGTTGTCGCGCAAGTACTGTACGTTAGTGCTACCTTTTAAAAACCAAATAAGCTCGGTAGCTACATTCTTAAACGATACTTTTTTTGTAGTTAGTAACGGAAAGCCTTCGTTTAAATCAAACTCTAATTTTGCACCAAATATCGATATGGTGCCAGTACCGGTACGGTCATCTGACGCAATACCTTCAGTTAATATTTGTTGTAATAATTGATGATAGTTCTGCACTTTGCACCTTCTTGCTTTTTAATATAGTTTCTTCGCTGAAGAAATCTGGATGATACTCACCATCTTCAGTTAGTATTTTTGCAGACACTAATAATGCTGCACGCTCTTCTGGGGTAATAGCACACCTACTAAAATCTTTATGCATACTGATTTGCCACGATAACTACACCACATATTATGAATATGATATAAGTTAATCTAAGTACTACTTGTCTATGCATAGTAGTAAAAATAAAAAACATATCTACATCAAATAGGTTTGCGATTGCTGATGATAGTATTAAAACAAACATAACTAATGATGTTGTACTAGATAAATTGGTGTGAATTAGCTCCATACGAGTCTCTCAAAATAATATTATATATGATGTAGCAGTTAATTGCTACGAACTGGCTTAGTATAACCTGGTATACCATCTACATCTTTTATGATACTTCTCGTACCTGACGGAATCATTACACGTACCGGTGTTCCAAACTCGTCACCTGCCCAATAAAATCCGTATGGTAGTCGAGAGTATGATAGATAAGATAATGATATTACCTCGAGCGCGGTGGGTAATCGCCAATCTCTATATCCACCATAGTCTAAAAATTTGCAATATAGTGCCGCATCATCATACGGTATGTACGGTGTAATTGATGCAAACATATACAATCTACCACCTTCTAATTGAAACGTCCCTACCCCGTTTGATTGACGTAATCCAGCAAACTCGCTCATTTTTGCTGAAATGCACACACAACGAATCGTGCACCGTAATAAAATGCATAAAACCATACGTAAAGTGGCCACAGTATTGTTAAACCAATACAAAAGCCAATTGACTTACCATTGTCACGGGCTATAGCGGTAAACAATAAGCCTGCAAACAAATAACACATTACCATCATTAACAACTTAATTAATATCATTAGAATCTCACATAAATCTTAACATAACAGAAATTAATATAATCGGACCAAATAAAATAGCAACTACTTTTGCAGCTGCTCGCTGTAATGGAGTAGCTTTTATTCTAGGGTCATCACAACGATAAGCTAACCAAAATCCTATCATTAAGTACACGAATACGTATATCATGATTGCACGACAATGTTGTTTAAATCATCGATATATCGAACTTCTAATGATCTACATCTAAGCATACGTTTTAATTTACGCTTAACAGTAGAAATTTTACAGCTGTGGTTTGAATACACCCCGCGTACATCACCAGGTAACTCTGGCACCACTAAAGCATACCAGAATTCTTTTGACACTGGTGTTGGATGCCACGAACGACCACGAGCCATGTTAGTATCATACGTCTTACCATTTATTCTAACAATACGCTCAGCATATTCTGCACTATTTAAATTATAGCTCCAATTCTTACGTGCAACAACGTATTGCCCATCATTTATTTGAATGTACAAGATAGCTTGCTTTCCACGGAACTCTTTTCGATAATGCGGCATAATTTGAATATGATTACGCTTATACCCATACATTAAATACCCAGGATACTCTCCTGAGAATTCACAACATTTTTCAATTCCCGCCACTTTTACCTCCAGTGAACATCGCATTCATTATACGGCTGTTAAAATTTAATCATTTTATATACTCAGGCTGATAATCTACACAATACGATGATATAATTGCATCACCGTAAGTTATTGATAAATCGTGCTCCATAATTTTACACTCATCCATATTATCGTTTGGTATTATAATAGTAGCTTCTTTTCCATGAAATAATAAAACCATAACTAATGTAAATACTGTCACTTAGCATACTCCGAGTAGTTATTTAAAAATGATACAAGTTTTTTAATACTATTAAACTGTTTATCAATCTCTTGAATTCCATACATCACCAATACTGAATAGCCCAATTTACGAACTTCAATCTCGATATATAAGTCATCTTTTTCATATTCAAACTGTACAATCCCACCAGCCCAACCAACCGGGTACACATGCCAATCTTTATGACCCCAATCTGGGAGATGTTCAAGCACTATAAACGCACTACTTATTGCTGATGGTGATAATGGATCAGCACCATAATTATTCCAGTTATCCTTATAATCGCAGAAACTAATTAATCGTTCCTCACAACTTTTATAGTTATTCATTATGACTTCATCTTAGGTTTAGTAACTGGGCTAGGTTTAATATTAGATTTAACTATAACACTAGGTTTATCTTTACATGATTCATTTAACTTCACGTACTTCCATTTAGTGCATTGTTTATGCGATTCAAGAAATACTTTCTGCTTTGCTTCAGCTAATAATAATCTCTTTGACTTACATGATACTAATAAATTAACCGGGTCTTTACACGCCTCTGACTTATACCACGCATTCTTACTTAATGGTGGTGTTGGAGCATCATATTCAATTGGTGGGTAATGAATTTCTTCTGCTAATGCGCTCACTGATAACATTAATAATACTACACTAATAATTTTCATTTTAATTCAACCATAATTTTAATAAATTCATCGTCGGTTATTTTATCATCTAACAAAATATTAGTCAAATTATATTTTTGTAACATGGTAAATAACTTATCTAAAGTATCCACACTACTAGGGCTAAGCGGCTCACCTAACGTTAACACAGTGGTATGTAAATCAGAATAACATGGATGTAAAAAAGATGTAATGTAAATCATATCGCGCTCACGCAGTGTAAGCTCTGCCTGCTCATAAAACTTACATAGCTGTATATCACTCGACTTAAAAACAGTTTCCCACGAATGCGGATCTATCTGTTTAAAATACTCGTTTGCTAATTCCATTCTACGTGAGATAGTCTCCGGATTATCAGCATCCGCTAAAGATAATGCAACTTCTTTTGACATATTTCCTCCAAAGAATATATTATATAATACTATAGTACATTAATCAACTATAATGCTTCATATATAACACATTCACCAAACGGTGGTGTAGCACTTTGATTACCTTTCACGATAAACAATGTATCACAATAATCAGGATCACCCCAGCTACCGTTAGGATAACCGTCAGTAAACATAAAGAACTTTTTAGGTTGAATATCGTTTTCTTTCATCCAATCCCAATTAACCTCAAAATCTGTACCACCATTACCTACAGGTTCGTAATGTAATAGCTCATATGCATTATCCTGAGTAATACGTTTATGATTATATACATCTGTATCAAAACACCAAATATCAATAGCAAAATCTTGATACTGTTCAACAATACCTACAACTTCACTTAAGAACGCTCTTGCATCATCATTGCAAATACTACCACTCATATCAAGCGCAATTGCAATCTCAATAGTCTCTTCTTGAATAAGTCCAGGTAACACTACATTATATGCCCAACCTTTCCTGTTTGGTCTAGCATACGAGTAATTAGTTTTAACTAAACTTTGAATATTCATACAAACTATATCACGCCAGCTCAATTTAGCTTCAGTTAAGTCGCTAATCATTCGGCTAATTGCATTTGGAGTACTACCAGGATCAGCTGATGCTGCCTGAATCATAGCTTCTCTAATCTCATTACGAATATCCTGCAATTCTTCCTTTGATAATACTGGTGCGTTAGGGTTGTCGTTAAAATCACCGTTAATATGAGTATCTAACAACTCACCTAATTTATCCATATAATCATCTAATGAAAGCTTATCAGCATTATCGTATAAGTCATCATAGATATCTTCCCATGCCCAACCACGATACTTATCGTTTTGCAGTATCGGAATGGCTGTAATACGCTCACCAATCTTATCATCTACTAATATTTGATTAATTGCATAATCTTGCGCAAAGTTTGCTAATCTACGATTTCTTGAACCAGTTCGACCAAAATGATCAAATGCGCAATGTAAGATCTCATGAGCAAATAAAAACTCGATATTTTTAGGTGATATTTCATCTATAAATTTTGAATTATAAAAGAAGTTCCTACCATCTGTACCTGCGGTAGTTACCCATGAATCAGCATTAGTAATACGCATACGGCTTGCCATATTACCAAAAAATGGTAACCTAATCATAAGTCCAATACGACCACATACTAATTTTTCTTCAATTGCCGCAACGTCTACTTCTTGAGTCATGGGTTATCCTCTGATTAAGCTGTTAATGCTTTAATAAAATACTTACCGTACTTGGTATGAAATGCATCCCAATTAGGTAATTTAGATGGAGTAATATCAAACTTATATACAACGATCGCAGATCTCGCACCCATGATAGTTACTTCAATAGGGAAATTATTCGACATAAACGTGAAGAAGTTATCTAACATTTGATGCCAACCTTCAACGTTATTTGCTAATCTATCTTTAAGCTCGTACGACATAGATACAGTTAGTGAATACATAGCACTAATATCACTAATCTTTGCTTGCGTAATCTTACCATCTAAGATATCACCAGGTCTAGGTAACTGGCCAGCTACTTTACGATGACTCATGAACTTCGTACCAACACCGTCACCAATCGTACCTGATACTAATGCATGCAACGTTTGACTATCAATCTCACCTTCATCCCAAACGAGATCTGAAAGGAACTTCCAGGTACGTGGAGTAGCAAATGCTTTGCTGTTATCGGTTGATTTATACGTGTTAAGATCATTTGGTGCAAAGCTCAAATAACCGACTACTTCAGGGTGAATTTGATTTTCAATTGCCCATTCTTGCCAATCTTCAAAATCAACTTTTAATTCAAGATGAATAAAACGGTTAGCTAACGGAGCAGGAATACGGTATGTAACTCCTCGATCACCCTCTCTATTACCAGCAGCAACAATATCGACACCCTTTGGCAAGACATATGTACCACAACGACGATTTAAAATTAGCTGATACGCTGCAGCCTGTACAGCAGGTGGTGCTGAGTTTAACTCATCGAAAAATAAAATAGCATTGCTATCTGGATCACTTGGAAGTTCAGGTGGTGACGACCATGCAGTTGTGCCTAGATTTGGATTAAAATGTAAAACACCTTTAAGATCAGTTGGATCCCATAACGCTAATCTAATATCGATAATAGGTCGCCCAGCTTCTGCACCAATAGAGTGCACGATATCACTTTTACCTATACCAGGTGCACCGTGTAGGAATACAGGTCTACGAACTTTAATTGCACGTGCAACTGCACGCTTTGCTGCGTTTGGACCAACTGTACGAATACTTTCTGCTGCTGACATGATTACTCTCGCTATGATTTATAATTTAACTAAATTCGGATATTTCTAAACCCGATGTAGCTATTATATACCAATAGCGAGAATAAATCAACAGCTGTTTATAATACTTTAGTACTACCTTACGTTAATTAAATGCGATTTGAATATTAGCCAACAATTGGTCCAGGTCCATCGTGCAGATGTTGACTTTACAGCATCTCTATCAAGCAGTAAGCATTTTTGAACAGACTCCTCAAAATTGTTGAGCATATATCCGTTAACACCAGGTTCTAATATGTCTAATGGACCTGGCACGTGAAATGCTGCAACGGGTGTACCTAACGATAGTGCTTCAATAATAACTATACCAAACGTATCAGTTCTACTTGGAAAACAGAATACATCAGCATTTTGATAATAGTTTGCTAATGATTCACCTCTATGATATCCCACGAAATCAACCGCAGGGTAACGCTTCTCTAGATCTTTACGATATGGACCATCACCTACTATTTGAATAGTGTACTTATCTGTTGATAATGAGCATAAATCATCTAATCCTTTTTCTTTTGATACCCGGCCTACATATAACAAAATTGGCTTAGATCTAGTTGTACGTCCTCGTGATGGCGATAAGTTTGTACGATCTACTCCACGTGTCCAAGGAACTACACTACCACTAAACCCATGCGCTTGTAATTCATTAACCATAGTTTGCGTTGTGGTTAATACTCGATACGATTTTTCATGAAACCAGCGAACGTACCCATAAGTGATACATTCTGGTATACGATATAATTTATTTAAGAATTCAGGAAATTTTGTGTGATACGATGTATTAAAATTTAAGTCGTGTTTAACACAATAATTGCGTATAGCTAAGCCTATTGGACCTTCTGTAGCAATATGAATATAACTAGGATTAATTTCTTTTATAATCTCTGCAATATCGGTTACTATGCTTAGTTTAACTTCATTGTAGCCAATTGCGGAAAAATGTGTGAACATGCTAGGATCGACATATTGAATAATATAATCATCCTTACGTGCTTCGATTTCAATGTTAGTGAAGGTCGTTACAACTCCATTAACTTGATCAAGTAAATTATCCGTCGCTATTAAGATTGTTTGCATTTGGTAACGACCTTGAAGTCAGGAAATTTTAATTTGAAGCTCATAGTATTTGCTACTGCATGACATTCTGCTTCTGAGTTAAACGTTAATTTAATCTCACCAGGTATATCTGTTGGATCATTAACGTGCATTACCGATAATAATAAAAACCACATAATTTTATTCCTCGTTTATTATTTTGTCCCAAACAATTATTTCCCACTCACCAGAAAAATGCTCTACTAATGCCGTCATGCTCTCCACCCAATCACCGTCATTCATATAAGCAATGCCGTTGATATCTTTGATCTCCGCGTGGTGAATGTGACCACATATAATACCGTCGAACTTTCTTTTTGCACAATAGTTAACTAAGTTATCTTCAAATTTAAACATGAAGTCTACAACAGACTTAACTCTATATTTTACGTATTTGCTAATTGACCAATACTCCCGACCAAATTTACCACGTATAACATTTAAATAATGATTTACTCGTAGCAGCACATCGTATCCTGTATCTCCAATAAATCCTAACCATGGAGCGATAGCTGATATACCATCAAATAAATCACCATGAATTACGAGATATCGTTTACCATCTACTCCTATATGTTCGTATTGATTTACTACTTTAATATCACCAAATCCAATATTATATGGGATTAGAGGACGCAAAAATTCATCGTGATTACCTGTTACGTATATCACTGATGCACCTCTTCTTGCATGCTTTAATATTTTTTGAACCGCTGTTGTATGGCTTTGATCCCAGTACCATTTATTTCGTTGAATCTTCCAACCATCTATTATGTCTCCAACTAGATAAAGTGTTTCACATTTGTTATACTTTAAAAAGTTTATTAATTCCAACGACTTACAATCACGTGTACCTAAATGTACATCAGATATGAATATGCTCTTATAGTGATGTTTCATATATTTCCAGGTAGTTAGCTGCTAGTATTTATCAGCCTAACATAGGTTTGGTTTCAAGTGAAAGTACTAAATAGTACTAAAAATATCGGGAGATTAAAATGGACTTTTTTAGCGCTATTGCTGAGGTTGGATTCCCAATTGCTGCTGCGTGTGCAGCTGGATATTTCGTGTTATTGAAGTAATTAACAAATATGGATTTCCAATTGTTGCAGCTGGTGGAATGGGGTACTTTGTATACTTTATATGGCTATGGACAGCAAATGATATTAAGCCACAAATAAGCAAGGCGCATGATGAACTTATCGCGTTAATTGATAGAGTAAGAATGCTGGATAATGATCTTATCCGGTTAAATGAAAAAGTAAATGTTGTGTTATACTTACGTAGATTAACACCGACATACGATCAACCACCTGATACTTCCGAGAGTAATAAAGAATGATTTCACAATTAACATTATACGAACAGTCACTTTTAATGGCTAGACTTAGCAGCTTAGCTTATTTTGATAATCAATCATTTACAGAATTAGGATACGATAGCGTGTTTATCGATCATAACGATTCTCAAGCGTATGTACTTTGGGATATAGATGATATTATCTTAGTTAGCCGTGGAACGCAACCTACTGAACTTGCTGATATCGAAGCTGATATTCAATTTAATTTAGTTCAAAGCATAGGTCAACACGGCTTGGTTCATTATGGTTTTAAGCGCAGTGTTGATCATGTCTGGAGTGATATGTCTGCATTACTTACAAAATACAGTAATAGAAAAGTCTGGTGCACTGGGCATAGCCTAGGTGCAGCAATGGCTACTATAATTTCTGCTAGATGCTGTGGACTTAAAAACGTAGCTACTCCAACATTGTTTACCTTTGGTAGTCCAAGAGTAGGTAATCAAGATTACGTTAATTACTTGTCATCACAAGGTATCGAACATTATCGTTGGGTAAATAGTGCGGATGTAGTTGCTCGTAATCCTATTGCACCTTACAAACACCATGGCAATCTCTGCTACTTTGATCACCATGGTAGATTAGCCGTAAGAACTGAATGGCAAAGAACTAAAGACCGTGTAAAAGGCTTTTTTGCAGGTCTACGCCGTGGTAGCGTTAGTTTATTTGCTAATCATATGATAGACGGTTACATTACTAATATAGATAAATTAACCATTAAGTAACTTACTATCAGTATTTTCTAATACCTCAACCAGCTTACGAGTTTTAGTCGGCACTTGAGTAAACAACTCGTTGAATACTTTTGCTGTTAAGTTCTTCTTAGCTTCAGATATCGAAATTGATAACGAATCATACGATCCCGTTCTGTTAATAAACTCCGGGATCGTTAACGTACATACATTAGCTAGCGCTGGTTTCGAATACATAATCGTGTAAAAATCATTACTTAATTTTACTGCATCTGATGTATCTACCGCACTAGCATGCGATGCTAACTCTTTTTTAATCTGATCATATCGCACCTGAAGTGGCTTGATTTGGTTGTGCAATTCTGCAAACTCGCTAATTAACTCTTTGATATCAGTCATCTTTATACTCACTATGTTAAAATTAATACAACAAAGATATTATAACTGATACTAAATTAATAATCAAGTACTTTACTACTAACCAACCCCTAGTAGGTCTGCATCTTCACCGTATAACGCATCTAACTGTTTATCTACTACTGGGACAGTCGGGTCAAAATATTTTATATATCCGTGATAATGTACAGGATATCCAGTTGATTGTTCGTTTACCATAATAGGCTCTTGTGGGATGTCAATTAACATAAGTGTTACTCAATAATAAATTATAATACAGTTAGTGCAGCTGCAGCAATTGCTAGCACGGCATCAACAATTACTTTTAAATCTTCATATGCTCGTAATTCGTTAGCAGTGGTAATAATAGCTTCTTCAGTGTTAACATCATGAATTAGTTCAAAATATTCCTGTGCGGTAATTTTGTTAGCTTTATAATCACTAGTTATAGTTTTTAATTGATTGAAAACTTCTGCTAATTGAGCGTTTTCAATATCTGTATGGCTATCTATAAGCCCTAATACTTCTGTTATATTCATTTAGATTTACTTCCTAATACTTGTTGAATAGTTGTAGCAGCTGATCGTATAACGTTAAATTTAATTTTACAATACGACTCACTTACTGGTTCTTTAGTGTTGTATCTATCATGTAATCCACGTGTAATATCATATAATGATTGAGCTAACGTAACGGTGTATTCGTTATGTGGTATCATAGACGCGTAGTTTTTAAATTCAGTACTTCGTAGAAACACGTAATTAACAGACTGTACAGTTTTAGGTAAACTACCACACTCATTTTCTGCAATCTGTGAGACACTATTAATCTGATTTACTAACTGATATTCATTTACATCAAAATTACTTAAGTTGTGTGCATCAATTGCAGTACAACCAGATAATGCTATTGATAGCAATACTATTTTCTTCATTTTATTTCCTCACGCATTTTCGCTTGGGTCTTATACCATTCAATCCACGCGTTGTAACGTTCCAATAACTCGTAATACTTACCGTAGTTATTATTGGCATTCATAATTAAATCACTTAATTCAATTGTGTTCGGGTTTAATGGAGTTAGTGTCGGTGCTGGTTGCAGCAGAGCTTCCGGTGCTGAGGGAAACTTCGTTGTTAACGGCACGATTGTAGAACACCCTTGCAATATCAGGCACCCTGCAGTCAGCATTGATAACTGCACTGTTTTGTTGAATAGTTTGTTCAGCTGCATGTGTTTTTTCCTTGACGTATTTAACACGTTCAACAATCTTGGTTTCAATTCTAATATTTTCAGTGTGTGCTGCTGCTTCAGCTGCTGCTAGTTGTTGTTCTAACTTAACAATTCGTACTTGCCATTCTTCTTCAACACTAAAACCACCTTTAAAATATGATCCACCCGCAAGCAGTATAATAGATATTCCACGAATTGGTAGTTGATATAGTAATAGTATTGGAAAAAACGTAATGGCTGTTCCAATAACACCTAATGCTAATATAATGTTGACTACCAATTCTATGATAACATCTGGTAATAAATGTAGTAAGAACATATTTAAATCCCCACTGCTAGTAGGTCATATGTAATCAATACACTGATTACTGTTTTGTGTAGCGTTTTTGTTAATAGCATATAATTTACTCATATTTCAAATAGATATGAAATATTTATATGCTAATTACACTACCTCTTTGATAATTTTGACATATTCATAAAGCTAGTTTTTGCAGCTGGTGCTGGCTTACTTATAATCGGCGCCGGCTTAGCTAAATTTACAGGTGGTGTTGATGCAAACTTTGCAGTGTCCATATAGTTCTTTTTTTCTGGCAACGGTGGAGCTACTGTAGGCATTGGTGGTGCGTTCCTAGCAGCTGGTAGACTATTACTACTATAATGAGTATCATGCGTTGGAGCTACCGGTTGCTCGTTCATCTTGTTGTATACATGCCCAGCTAGTGCACCTGCTGCTGCACCGGCAACAAAGCTACCTACACCACTTGAGCTTTCAGTTTGATGAACTATCACTGGTGGTTGAGCGTACTGTTGTTGTGGAATAACTTGCGGTGCGTATTGTTGCACTGGTGGTGTATACTGTTGCTGATATTCCGCTTGTTGAGCCTGTAACTGTTGCTGCTGTGCGATAATCTGTTGTTGCTGAGCTTGAATTTGTTGCTGTGCTTGCACTTGACGATCGTGCTCACTACTACCACATCCAGTCAACGCAACTAATACAGGTGCTACTAATAATACTTTTTTCATCTTATACTCACTTATGCTTAATATTGAACTACTATTATATTATACTAATACATTAAATACAACTACGCATTAATAACATTATATCAGGTATGTAATCTACCTCAACGTATCGATATTCGTTAAACCAGGTTAAATACTCATTATCTACACGATTGTGACCGTAAATTACAACATCATTAAATTGATGTAATATACTAGTTACCTCAACTATCCACATGTCATCAGATTCGTAGTCATTTAAGGGTAAAATATCAATACTTGGAAAAATATGCCTTAACTCTGTATAACGCTCTTCGTACGTATATGGACTTGCTCGATTTGCAGAACTTATCAGCACCACATGATCATCAGTATCATCATACATCTGACTAATAACTTCAATATGGCTACTAGTTAATGGCTGACACTTACATATAAAGACTCCGGTGCTCATCGTTGGCCTTTATCTATCTGCTGCTTCAATATTCGTACAGCTCGATGCTCTTCATCTAACTCATCCTCAAGCTGCCGTAATCTTTTGCGCATCTCAAACAAATCATTACATACATCGTTGCTATGACGTCTACGTTCACGATTTGCTTCATACCTATTACTATAATATTCATGTGCATATCTATCATCAGCGCGATCCAAGCAATCTTCTGCATTTGCTGCAAATGATATCATAATACTGGTTAAGATTAAAAGGTATTTCATTACTTATCTCGAAACTTTTCAACATCAGTTAATATTGTGTTAGCTACATTTATAGCTGATTGCTCATCTAAAATCAAGTACGCTTCTGAGGTATGGTAGCCTTTGGTTAATAAGTCCCAAGCAGCTTTAAACCTATTAAACGTCTTCTTGCATGAGTCTCGTGTAGTCGTTTCAACAATAAATGCTAAGTTAACTTGTTTAAACTCTTCTTCTCTATCAACTTCAACCCACATATACACACCGTGTTGTGGTGTTGCGCAATTACACTCAATTCGATAGCTCGTAGAATCCTTAAATTCACTCATTTTTAAAATATTTGATGCTGGTGATTGTGGTTGCATACATGGCCTCGTTATAAAAAAATTATTATTAAAAAGCTGGGCACCTAAGTGCCCAGCTCTTACTAATTATGCACCGAAGAATGCTTGATCTGGGTTACTAAATGCGCTCAAAATAGGTGCTCTATTTAGCTCACGAACACTATTTGTATTACTTGGAAATAATAACCCGTTAGCTAATCGTTGAAGTGCACCAGTTGTGCTTTCTTCAGATTCACTTGTATGAGTGCTTAACTCAGTAGCAAGATTATAGCAATCAAATTGCGTTAAATGCCCAGGTACACGAGCCGCAATATTTTTTTCTACAAACACGTTAGGTTGATAGTGATTAGATAAGTGAATAATTGGATCACTAACTTTGATAATAGTATCTAATCGTTTTTTCTCAGCAAGATTACCAACTTCTTGCTTACGCGCTGCAGCATGACGAGCAATTAATTGTAAGTCAGCAATACTAGCACGTTGTGTACCCATTTCACTTAAGCGGTGTGTTACTAAGCCGCTTACTTTATTTTGCATTTGAATGTTTGCAATTTGCAAATGTTCTTCCCAGCGGTTAATTAATGGAATACGACTATTAATTAACTCAGATGTACCTACCATCCCATTAGAGCAAATTTCACGAACAATTTCAAATGCTCCACGTACAAATGAAGTAAATGGGCTCCATGTAAATAACATACTAGATGTAAACTTACCACCTTGTAAATATCCAGGAACATCAAAACCTTCTGTGCTGTATCTGTTCATTAACATAAAATCAGATGGAACAGTGTTTAATCTTAGCCCAGATCTAGTAACGTTTTCGTTCTCAGAAATACCGATGTGCTTTACTAGATTTTCAATTGCTCTATCATCATGAACAAAACCATTATAACTACTGTCACGAAAGTCAACTAATTGATCATCAACGAAAAAATAATTACCGTTGCTTAATCTATCTTCGAGTTGTGATGTTGCAAGCGATAATTGATCTCCACTTGCATGTGATAATGCTTTTGATACACGTGACTGCGAATCAAATACATGCTCTTTTTGACCGTTTACCAGAATGTGTGCTCGAATATGACCTTGCTCGTCAAATAAGTTAGATACTTTAACGTTAGCATTACGAAATAATGTATAGTCTTGTGGTTTCATTTTTAAACTCCGATTACGTTGCTTTAATTTAATTACGTTATAATGATGAATCTCTTACAACACAGATATTATATGATATTTTAGTACTTTGTGCAACTGTTTATGCAGCAAGTTTAAAACTTGCTATGTCAAGCAATGGAATCTCTTCATCTGATTTTAAGATATTAGATAGCTCTTGTTTACTAAAAATACCATTGGTGCTCAAGTATCTAAATAATTTTTTCATTGTAATCATCTCTTCATAAGTAGTGATGTTACGGTTAATGCCTAACAACCATGCCATAGCTTGAGTGAATGATAAGCCGATATCAAATGTTTGCTTAATTTCAGTTGAAATCTGTGGCAAGTTAACTGTTTTTAATTGAACCATTAATTTAGGTAATTGCAATGGCTCAATTGACTGATACCCAAATTGTCTAGTTAATGCTGTTCCGGCAACAATCGCAAACTGTAAGTTTACCATTAAGTTATTATCAACCTTATCAAACTGAGTTGTTAATCCGATAGTATCTTCAGATTTTATTTTATTGCTACCAATACCTTCTAATGTTTTCCAGATCGGAGGAGTAATGGAGAATACATCGTTATTTGCAACATACGCTAAGCAATTACGTGACTCTACATATACATCGCTACTAATACCAATATAATTAATATGAATAGCTTGAGCTACTAATGACCTAAAATTACCACTTCTAGATAAAAACTTACCACCTGTTATAGCATCTTCTAATGAACACCCAAATGAATAAACGTAGCTACCATCAAAGTACCAATCATACTGAGCATTCATTAATGACTGAACTGTGCTATATACACGCTCCATTTGCGGAACCCATTCAATAATACCGTTTAAACCTTCTGTAAATCTTTCATTGATAACAGCTTTTTCGAGTGCAACGATATGCCCATCATATAACATAATAGCACATTCATACGGAACAGTAAAAAATGTAATGTTATATGTTTTTTTAAACAATCGAGTAATAGAGTTATGACACTCCATTTTATATGTTTTCTCTTTGCCGCGCACAGTTTCATCAATTACTTGAATAGATCCCGATAACGCATTAATAGTTTTAAGTTTTATTTTTTTAAAAGTTACTTTAGCTGGGTCAAATTTGATCATTGTTATTCACCTTTTATTTAAATTGGATGTGTTTCGTTAATACCCAGCTATTATATGATATCTGATCATTTTTTACAACTGGTTTTCTAGTTTATCTCGTAACTCACTTAATGCTGCTTTAATAGGTTTAATCTCATCACATTCACGGTCAGGTGATGAATGCATTTGACGCATCCTAATCTCTGAAACCATAGTTGCAAGACTATCAATAATATTAACTACCTTAATTAAATCTTGAGACATTTAGTTCTCTCCTATGTTAAGCTCAATGCACCTCAGGTATTACTTTTATAAATGCATTGAGCAGACCTTAAAATCTAACGGATTAAATATGAGTATAGTCGAAGTACTCTTCATTCCATTTATTTTTTGCAAAATAAATTAATTTATGTGATGCAGGAGTACCGGTTACTGCAGTCGTATCTAAATTATCTTTTGCTAACGGATTTACAATTTCATAGATATGGCAAGGGCAATCAGGTCTAGCAGCACGACCAATCATTTGATTTAATAAACTATAACTAGCTACATTACGCCCAATAATAACAGTATGGCAATTTTTAACGTCAATACCTTCACTTAACTTCTGACAGCTCACGATAAAGTCAACCTCACCGTTACTAAACGCATTTAAGATCTCATCTAACTCTTCTTTAGTTTGATCTAATAATCCAATAGCTTTATAACCCATTGATATTAAATGATTATTAATTGCAGTTACTTCTTTTTTAGTTTTTGCAAAAACTAACGTACCATTCATTTCACTTGCATATGTATCTAAGATATCAATAACGATTTCAGCTTTAGATCTTTCGGATCCATCAACGATTGTGTGTAGATATGTTTCTGCCAAGTATCCCTGCTCAACTGCTTCTTCTCTGCTAATAGGATTAACAAATTCTTCAAATTTGATAATCATACCGTCATGACGATCAGGTGTAGCAGTTAGTCCAATTAAAGGAATATCACCAACTAAAGTATCTAATTGATATTGCATTGAGCTGCAAGCTTCATGATGAGCTTCGTCTAGTACTGTAATATCCCAGCCTGCATCGATTACATCTTGTGGTATATCAGACATCATCGACTGTAAGATTAACTCAACATTACTATCTTCAATAAATGTACGTTCTGCTTGAGTTAGTAATCGGTGATTGTGAGCAATGAATAATACACGAATTTTACGATCAACAACGTTAAGTACTTGTGCTAGCTCTGCGCTACCGATGGTAACTGCAATTGCAAGTGTTTTACCTGTACCGGTAGGTAATACCATTAGAATTCGTTTTTTACCAGCTCGAATAGCTTGAATTGATTGATTTCTTGCTGCAACTTGATACCAACGAACTGATTTATCACCATAGATTTCATCGACATTTAATTCTGTATCTGACATTAGCTTTTCCTTATAATTAGTTAATTTCGACAACACAGATATTATATGATATTCATCAAAAATTCTCAACTAGTTTTTACAGCTTTAATTGTTTGCAGCTAAATATGTGTTTTTAAGCTACCTGCATTTAATATGAGACCAATTAGATACGTATGTGCTCAACCTGCGCAAACATACTTTACCTGGCAAGTTGAAGTTATGATTAATAATTTTATGCGAAACGGTGTTCACCCAAATTATATGGATATCGTCTGTTCTATACCAGTCGGTGAAGGTATTCCCGAGTATTGGTCTAAGTTAGCTAATAGATATAATATGGTGCGATTCTTTTTTTACGAAGATGATAGAGTAGACTCACCATATCAGCCAAGTGTGCGACCAAATATATTAAAAAAACATTTTAAAGCTCACCCATACCTAAAGGACGAGGTAATCTTTTATCACGACAGCGATATAGTGTTTACTAGACCAGTTAATTGGAGTCATTACTTAGAGGATGACAACTGGTATTGTAGCGATACTATCTCTTATATCGGTACAAGATATATCAAAGAAAAGGGTGAGGATATCTACACCAATATGTGCCGTATAGTTGGTATAGATGAATCGATTCCGATTGAGCAAGAAGCTGGTGCAGGTGGTGCGCAGTATATAATGAAGAATATTGATCATACGTTCTGGGAAAAAGTAGAACGTGATTGTGATGCTCTATATCAATACTTTGTTGATAGAAGACTTGAATATCCAGATATTCACCCAGATATTGAAATTCAAGCATGGACGGCTGATATGTGGGCGGTGTTGTGGAATGGTTGGCTAAGAGGTGCAAAATCATTTTGCCCGGCTGATCTGGAGTTTGCATGGGCAAATGGATCTAAAGATCAATGGGATAACTGTGCAATATATCATAACGCAGGTGCATTGCGTGATGATGATCATCTGTTTTATAAAGGTGCGTATGTTGGTAATCTACCTTACGATATTGTAAATACTTATAATCCAACATATGCAACTTATTATTATGTTGAGGAAATTGTAGCTACAGCAAAGGTGACCTGTTTACGCTAGAATACCAGTTCCATGCATCTATACACATTTGTTCAATACTATATGTTGGTGCCCAATCTGTAATTGATGTAATTAAATTAGTTGACGCGTAACTATTAGCAATATCACCAGGTCTACGATCACAAATTATATGTGGTATAATTATATTATTTGTTTTTTGAAAAGTGTGTATCAATTGCAGCACAGATACTCCGATACCCGTACCTACGTTTGCTATAACATAGCTTGGTGAATTAAGGTGTTCAAGTACCGATATGTGACCTTGTGCAAGGTCCATAACATGAATAAAATCTCGCACTGCACTCCCATCTATAGTGTCATAATCATCACCGAATACCTGCACTAGCGGAATATCTTTGTTAGCGGCTCGACAAATAATAGACATAAGGTTAGTTGGTCTAGAATCTCCAATTAACCCGCTACTATGAGCTCCGACAGGATTAAAGTAACGTAAGCATGCAATCGTCCAGGTCTTGTCTGACTCATATAGGTCAAGTAGCATATCCTCAATTATTGACTTAGTTCTACCGTATGGGCTCGATGGTTGTTTAATTGAAGTCTCTTGCACAGGCACATCAATATTACCGTACACTGCTGCTGATGATGAAAATACTAATGTCTTCACATTATATTTTTTCATTGCAGTTAATAAATTAATAGTTCCCATCACATTATTAGTATAATACTTATGTGAGTCAATTAATGATTCATCTACGAACTTACAGCCAGCAAAATGAATTACTGCATCAAATTTATTGTGCTGAAATACTTTATCAATTGCATTAGCATCTTTAATATCTACTAGATGGAAACTGGGCCGAACAGTTGTGATGTGTTCAATTGCATCTAATACACTCTGTGAACTATTTGATAAGTCATCAATAACTGTGATTTTATACTTGGGTTGCAATAAGGTTATTGTGTGAGATCCAATATATCCGGCACCACCAGTTATTAGTATATGCTTCATTTATCAAGTAACAGTAAAGGCATATAGTCGTTAAAATTACCCCAATACTCATGAACGTGAGTTAATTCAGTCCGGGAATATATATTGCTATGAGACGTAAAATGCACACCATGATTGATATGTATTGCTTGATTTTCGCAATGCCATTGAGTTCTAGTTAATGTCTGTGTTTCGATCATACCGTTATTAGTTGCAATAGCATTTGGAAGTATTCGTTCACAGTGAGCAATTGCATCATCAAAAACCATAGTCATCTGGTGAAAGGGTTCATCATCCTGAGTACGTTTTTGCCACCCATCCTTACACAATCCTCCAAAGTTCATATTTGTAATCACTTTACCACTACTAAATTCTGGATAATTAAAATATCCAACCGGATACATTACATCATGTTCACAAAATGATACAAATTTATAATCACCTGTTGCGCGCGCTTGATATAAGCATTGCATAACTTGTATTAGTTGATTTAAATGTGATTGGCTGGTATACCAACTAGGTACATTGTAAAACGGATTACCTGGTTGGTTTTCCCATGTACATGTAATTACATCTGCAATACCATCACTCGCTATACGTATAGTATCTAAAGATTTTTGTATTGCTGGCCATATTAATCGATTGTTATTATTTGAATAAAATATTGCTAATCTATTATTTGTCGATTTAGGTATACGTAGTTGTAACCCTTCACGTACACTCTCACTATACTTCTTTCCATCTTGAGACCATTCGATATTTAAATATTTAACTTCATTTACCAGCGGATCTCCAATAAGATCATTGTTGGACTTAACTAATAGCACATCATTAACTATCTTACTTCTGACAATATTAGTGCAGTCAACTCCACCATACGTAGCTTTTGTTATATTAATCACACGAGACCTTTACTGTAAATGATAATTTGGTTATTTATTTACCGGCACACCGGTGTAGTTTTTATGTACTTGATATGAATGATTTTCTAGTAAACATCCCTGCCAAGCCATTAATAATATACGCTCAAAATAATGCGCCTCGATTGGATTGTTATGGTAATCAGTGTAAAACATCATTTTTTTATAAAAATTCTTACTATATTTTAATATATTTGCTTTAGGTACTACCATATTCACCCCCGGACAGAAAGATAGATATTCAGGTATTCGGTTTATTATAAATAAATCCTTAATAAATTCACGAATACCTTTAATGCGTGGATATATTTTTGAGTCGTGGGTGTTTACGTTGATTGAATCTACCAACTCTATAAACGAACTATCATTAACGTATATTCCTGATCCCATTATCTCGTAATAATTTGGTAGACCATTACCAATTGGATCAGTATCAATTGGCACAAACCAATCAGCTGATAACGCATAATGTAATCGGTCCTTGTTTGTATATGTACGCCAATTAACATTACCTTTTAATAAAATGTTGATGTCTGCTAAACTATCATAGTTTTCAACTATATACCTACCGTAATCGTATATATTAGAACCTACATTAGGTGAGCGGATTACCTGACCAAGATGCTCGATATGAGACAAATCACCATCACTTCGTTCGTAGATATATGTATTGGTAGCTGTTATACCGTACTGTGATAACTCTGAAATCCACTCAATACAATTATTTGCATGATTAGTTACGATTAACCGCTTAGTATTATTCATATTACCACCTCAACTAAATAGAGTATTATATTATAATCAGATAGGACGTTAAACTATGATAATTAAATCTGCCACGTACGGTGGAGTAGATTTTACTACAACAGTTGTACAGTATATATTAACTAACAGCCTTAGTGATTTACGCGTTCCCAATGCAATGTTTGGAGATCCTCAACCTAACGTCCGTAAATATTTAACAGTGGTGTATGAGATCGATGGAATTGAGCACTACGCGGGCACAGCTGATGATTCAGGTGAACCTGTAACAACAGCTGGTGCGTATAACGCAAAGTCACAATTAGTACAATTATATCATCAGTGGTGTAATACACCTATGGATATTAATGAGCACTTACCAACCTTAATGCGGTTTGCAAAAAAATGTGATCATATTACCGAAATGGGTGTTCGAGGTATAGTGTCTACATACGGATTATTGATGGGTAAACCAAAAACAATGGTATCATACGATATATGCGATTGCGATTGGTTACCTGTCCGAGCTATGGTGGAGCAGGATACTGATTTTAAATTTATTCAGGCTGACACTCGAGAATGTATCATTAACCCTACTGATTTACTATTCATAGACACCCTACATAATTATAATCAATTAAAAATTGAATTAGCTCGCCATGCCGATAAAGTAAAAAAATATTTAATATTTCACGACACATCATCATTTGAGTTTCATGGTGAGACAGAGGAAATTGGTTTGTGGCCTGCAATTGCTGAGTTTTTGGATGATAACCCTGATTGGCGTATATTAGAACGGTTCCATCATAATAACGGATTAACAATTTTAGCTAGAACTCCAGCTATACCACGAGTACTGGTTATGACAGCAAATACCGGAGCTTCAGGATCAAACGATATGGTTGAACAAGTGGGTACAGAGGTGGATTTTATATGTATTGACAATGATAACTACCCCTTACGCAATAATTCGTTATCACCTCGAATGCTAGGTAAAATGCCAAAAATGCTTGCCTGGGAAATGTACCCGGGTTACGATTACTACATATGGATTGATATTAGGTTTAAATTTAGTCGATCAGATGCAGTAGGGTGGTTTATTAATCAATTACATGATAATGATGCTGCGTTCTTTGTACATCCAGGTCGAAATAAAATTATTGATGAGCTGATATTTGTTGAAAATGAAATTACAAATAATAACGAATACTTCATCTCACGATACTCTGGCGAAAACATGCGATCACAAGTTGAAACATACTTAGCGGATCCTGAGTTTGTAGATAATACACTATTTGCTGCAGGAGCATTTATATACACTCCTACATTAGTGGCAAATGAAAGCTATAACCTCATGAAAGAATGGTTTTACCAAAACTGTGTATGGTCTGTTCAAGATCAACTTAGCCTACCGTACGTATTACAAAAATTTAATACTAGGTATACTACAATACCTGAGTCTATATTTGATTGTATATACTTGAAATAATTACCATTTACAACCTACTACAGAGCTTAATATATGCTTGTTGAATTTATAATCCCAACATATGATAGAATATACCCACTACATGCAATGCTATCATCACTCATGGCTCAAACTGACGATGATTGGTCTGCTCATGTACTAGTGGATGATACATCTCACGAATTAATGGATTCAATTATAGCTCAATATAATACACCTAAAATCTATTGCACATATATGGATAAGCGTTATAACGATTGGGGTCACACTCCTCGTGAATTAGGTAAACAAATGAGTAAAGCTGATTACGTAATTATGACAGGTGATGATAATTACTACATGCCAATCTTTGTAGAAGAGCTTCGTAAAGCTGTAAATGAAACAGGAGCTGATTTTATATATTGGGATATGATTCATTCGTACGAACCGTTTAGATATCAATTATTTGACTGTAAGCCGAGACTCGGTGAAATTGATATGGGTGCGTACGCTACGAGAACATGGTTAGCTCAGCAAATACATCTATCATCTAATATGTGTGCTGATGGTGAGTTTGTTGATGAAATAAGAACAAAATACACATGCTCACCAATGCATAAAATAAACAAGGTGTTATTTGTTCACAATTGATTTACCGTAATACTTGTACCATTGAGGCTTCATCTGTATTTTTTCATTGATGCGAGCCTCAACTAATAAGTTATCTTTATCACGTGCTTGCC